GCATTTCTGTGGAGGAAAATTTTATTTTCCTTTTGACTGAGTATGTCGCAATACAATTACGGCATAGCCAGGTACCTAGGTGGCCAATCATTGACCACCCTGGAAGTTATGCACCACACAACACGAGTTCTTCGTGTGATGTGGTAGTAACCACCTACATCCTTTAGCCCCTTCTTGACTTTTTCATGCCAAGGAGGCTCGTCAAAACTACGTAAAGGGTTCATAAGCTTCCTAAAAAAGAAGCACTGACCCTTCACGTGCCCAGAACGACTCTGCAGTTCTTTGATTTTCCAGCTATAAGAATTTGGCATACGTCTTTTTCCATAAGGATAGGACACATGCCGATAACTGGAAAATATCTCGGTATCTGGAGGACCTATTAAGCTTAAAAGCTTTTCGGGCACCCATATATCGAGCGTAGCCACAGAATCAGAATCCTCAATATCGAAATAGTCTTCAAGTTTCCATCTTATTCGATTTCTGATCGAAAAGAGGTCGCTTACATCGACTACTTCTTTATCAAGGAAAATGGGCCTGACGAGATGTCCCTTAAGCCAGTCGGCACCACAACTTTCACGGAAATCTCCCTTAAAAAAGGATTTCTCCGAGTTAACTGTGAAGCCGATTTTTCTCAGGTAATACACGACCATATCAGCTATTTCATGACGAACAATCAAATCGTCGCCATAAACAGCATGATTATGGAAGCGAAATTGCCCAAGATAATGCTTCTCTACGCCATAAATAATTGACGTAAAAAGCAAAGACTCGAGTGCGAAGGTAAATCCATTCCCCATGGAAGAAATCTTTTCATAATTGATCAGATTAGTTCCTTCGACCCACCCTGAGGGTGAGCGAAGAGCCATGAGGTAGGAGAACCACAAGGGAGGTAACATATAACGACACAGCTCAACAGAGACAGTGTCTGATGCTGCCTTGAGGTCGATGGTAGCAAAATCACCATCGATCGACCCTCGTCTAGCCAACTCTCTATTCCAATCTTGACCATGGTCCAGATCTACGCCAAAGGCTTTAAGCCGATGCCGTATATATCCGTCCACGCCAAGTTGAAGGTATAGATTCATTGTTGGTTCAATCGCAATAGTCCGCTCGGTAAGAGCGTTCTTAGGTACAGTGGTCACACGGTTCGAATCTACAACGTGAAAAACAGTAGACCAGAACATATCTTGATTGACAATTACGTGCTTCGGGAGCTCAAATATCTCCCTGAAGCTGTCATCAAGTGCTCCGACCCACCGCTCGTCCTGTTGTATTACCGCACAGGCATAAGGGAGCGCAGCTTTAGTTACGTCATACGGCCAATCTCTGTATTTGTAATAATTACAGATATAACCGTCTGAGGTACTCAGGGTTGCGCCCGGACCATGCCTACAATCCCTAGTAACAGATTCCCAATTCGGTATCTGACCAAGAACGCGAGAGATGAAACTTCTCGCATAGGTCATAACCGAAAGAGTATCAGGTTCTGAAGCGGAACAAAGGTCTCTAATAAGTTCTTTATTAGTTACCCGACATTTCGCTTCAGCCGTGTAAAAAGTTTCATACGCGGCCTCTCGACGATCTATTTCA